AGTTCGACGACGAGGCGCACCGCAAGGTGGACGCGTGGTTGCGCAAGGGCGCCAAGGAGCTGGGACACCCCGAGGCCAAGCTGCCCTGGTACAAGGACAAGAAGACCGGCGAGCTGACGCTCAAGGTCGCCTCGGGCGAGAAGTACCCCCCGGCTCTCCTCGACGCGAAGGGCAAAGAGATCCCGCGCGCCAAGGTCGAGGTCGGTGGTGGCACCATCGCTAAGGTCGACGTCAACCTCTCGTATTACGAGGGCTTCGGTGGCGGCTTCAATCTGTACATGAACTTTGTGCAGATCATCGAGCTGAAGAAGAAGGGCTTCAACGTCCAAGAGGAGGAAGGCTTCTCCTACGAGGACGACGGTGATGACGGTGAAGACACTGAGGCGCCGAAGACCAGCACCGACTTGGACGATGATATTCCTTTCTGAGGATGTCTAAGCCCGCACTCACAATCGAGCCTGAGTATCGCTCAAAGCTCGAAAAGGATGTCGCGGAGAAGCTCGCCGCAGCCGGTGTGGAGTTTGGCTACGAAAGCCGCCACGTTCACTACACCGTGCCTGCGCGCGAGGCCCGATACCTCCCAGACTTCTCGTTCGAAGGCTGTCCGATCATCATCGAGCCCAAGGGCCGCTTCGGCGGCAACTACGAGGGCTTCGGTGGTCGACGGATGGTCGGCACCAAGGACGCAGCGGTCAAGGAGAGACAGAAGTTCATCCTGCTCAAGGAACAACATCCCGAGCTGGACATTCGCTTCATCTTCTCACGCGCAGCAACCCCGATCTACCCGAAGAGCAAGACCAGCTACGGAAAATGGGCCACGGACCACGGTTTTCAGTGGGCCGAGAAAACCATGCCGGACGCCTGGGCTGAAGAGATCAAAGCCTACCTGAAGCAATCCAAAAAGAGGAAGTAACGACATGTACGACACGCTCACCATTGGTGCCCCGTCGCTCTCCACTGATCTGACGCTGCCGCCCCAGGCCCGCAAGGTGCTCGCGCATCTTGAGAAGCACGGCGACATCACGCGTCTCAAGGCCGACAAGGTCTATGACATCGTGAACCTGCCCGACTGCATCTACCGACTGAAGCTGGCCGGATACGACATCATCACCGAGCGCCCCGTGGATGATGGTGGCGTGCGGTACGTGCGTTACGTTTTGGCCTGATGTCTTCCTGCACTAAGGGGGCGTGCCCATGCGGCACGTCCTCTGACGCTTTTGCGACATATGCCGACGGCAGCGGGAGCTGGTGCTTCAGCTGTAACGATCCGAAGAACTTCAGCCAAGCAGGTAAGGTGCACGCACCAGACGACGACTTCGCAGAGAAGCCGAAGAAGAGCTTCGTCCCGATTAAGGGACACTACGCCGATCTGACGGCCCGCGGCATTTCGGAAGAGACCTGCAAGAAGTGCGACTACCAGATCGGCGAGACGGACAGTGGCAAGAAGGTCCACATCCAGCTGATCAAGGACGACAACGGCCGGCTGATCGACCAGAAGACCCGCGACAAGGACAAGCAGTTCGCGTGGGTTGGCGGTAGCAAGTACGCCGGCATCATCGGCTCGTGGTCCTGGCCTGCCAAGGGCAAGTCCGTGGTGATCACCGAGGGCGAGCTGGACCGCATGTCGATCTCGCAGGCCTTCGATAACAAGTGGCCCACCGGAAGCCTTCCCAACGGCGCCTCAACGGCCAAGAAGGCCATCCTGGCGGACTACGAGAAGCTCTGCCGCTTCGACAGCATCATCCTGTGCTTCGACAATGACGCGCCCGGACAGGAGGCCCTCAAGGTCGCCTGTGAGACGCTCCCCGTGGGCAAGGTCAAGATCATGACCCTGCCGAAGAAGGACGCCAACGCGGTCCTCATGGACAAGACCATGGGCCCCGCGGTGCTCGTGCGCGCCTTCTGGGACAGCACGCCCTACAGGCCCGATGGGATCCGTGACGGCTCCGACTTCTCCGTGACGCGCATGAAGCAGAAGAGGAAGCAGGGGGTGACCCTGCCGTTCCCCAAGCTCAACGAGATGTGGGCGGGAGACCGTGACGGCGAGGTGACGACCATCATCGCGGGCTCCGGTATTGGCAAGAGCACCATCGCGCGCAACATCGCCTACCACGTTCGGATGGAGCACGGCTTCAAGATCGGCAACATCTTCCTTGAGGAAGACAACGACACGACCGTGAAGGCCTACATCGGCCTGCACCGTGAGAAGCCTCTGCGCCAGCTGGTGTCCGAGCCTGACGCATTGACTGACGAGCAGTGGGAAGCGTCCCTGGCGGCAGTCGTGCGCGGCAACATGATGTTCTACGACCACTTCGGTTCTGTCGAGAGCGACCGCCTGCTCACCATGATGCGCTTCATGGCGGCAAGTGGGTGCCGGCGCATTGTGCTCGATCACATCAGCATGTCGGTCTCGGGCCTAGCCTCTAACGACGAGCGCAAGGACATCGACGTGCTCATGACGGGCCTCGGCTCGTTCACCCAGGAGACTGGCGTTGGCGTGTACGCGGTCTCGCATCTGAAGCGACAGATGGGCAAGGACTTCAATGAGGGCGCCCAGATCTCCCTCAGGGACATCCGTGGCTCCTCTGCGATTGAGGGCGTGTCCTTCAACGTGCTGGCGGCCGAGCGCAATCAGCAAGACCCCAAGAAGAAAGCCTTCGCGCAGCTGCGGTCCCTCAAGTGCCGCATCACGGGCGAGACGGGCGAAGCGGACCTGCTCAAGTGGAACCTTGAGAAGGGCTGTTACGAGACAGCAAGCGCGGCCGATCTGGCCGAGTTCGACCCACACGACGACACAGAGGATGCATCGCTATGAGACGTGAAGATCAATGCGGGATCACCTGGGACACACACACAGTGTGGGGCACCCGTCGCAGCATTGATGCTGTCGAGAAAGCCATTAGCGCGCAGTCGTGCGTGATGTCCCTGCGTGACGAAGTGATGCGCCTGCAGATCAGACTGAAGGCAGCAGAGGACCGCTGGGCCAACAGCGCGGACGCTTGGAAACCCGGCACCTACCAGAACGGAGCTTAATGTCCCGACTACTCTACGACACCGAAAGCAACGGCTTCGTTGCGAATGCTACCAAACTGCACTGTGTCGGCATTATCGACCTGAAGACCGAAGAGGTCCTCGGGTTTCGACCTCACCAGATCAAAGACGCCATTGCACTGCTCAGCGAGACCGAGGAGCGCGTCGGCCACAACATCCAGAAGCATGACGAGCGGCTGATCACCAAGCTCCACGGGGCTCTCCCTGGCGCCAGGATCAGCGACACGTTCGTCATTGCGCGGACGATGTTCCCCAACGTCAAGCTGACGGACACTGGCCTCATCGACGCCGGCAAGCTCCCCGAGAAGATGCGCGGCAAGCACTCCATGAAGGCCTGGGGCTATCGCCTGGGCGAGCAGAAGGGTGACTACGCGGAGGTCCGTGAGGAGGAGGCGCGAGCCAAGGGCATCGTGGATCCGCGGGAGATTGCGGACTACGTGTGGGGCGAGTTCAACGAAGACATGTTTGAGTACATGCTTCAGGATTGCCGCACCAATCTGGTCCTTTGGAAGCACCTGAGGCCCGAGGAATACCCTCAGGCCCCGCTCGAACTAGAGCACCGCATTGCAGACGTCTGCACGGCGATTGAGGAGGCCGGCGTCCCTTTTGACGAAAGGGCTGCTGGGTCGCTTCAAGCTGACCTCGTGGAGAAGAAGAGCGGACTGGAGCAGAGGCTTAAGGAAACCTACGGCTACTGGTATCAGCCCATCAGCCCTGATCCGACCAAGAGCCTCTTCGTGCCCAAGCGGCCCAACGCCAAGGAGGGATACTGGGGCGACGAGTGGATCGAGGATGTCACGATTGAGACCTTCGACATCGAAGACAACTCCATCTTCACACAGAAGAAGGTCAAACGGTTCAAGGGCTATCCTTGCACCAAGCTGAAGCTCGTCGAGTTCAACCCCAAGAGCCGCGACCACATTGCGCGCGTGCTCATCAACCAGGGTTGGAAGCCGGAGAAGCTCACTGAGGGCGGCAAGCCCCAGATCGACGAAGAGACCGTAGAGAGCATCGTCGCCCGCTATCCCGAGATGGATGGCCTGGGTGAGTACATGATGCTGGAGAAGCGACTGTCGCAACTCTGCGGTACCTCTAACTCCCTGATCCAGTCACAGCAGACTGACGGGCGCATCCACGGCGTGATCAATCCGGGTGGCACGGGGACGGGGAGGTGTTCGCACTTCCTGCCGAACCTTGCGCAGGTCCCATCAGCGAAGAAACCCTATGGCACAGAGTTCAGACGACTGTTCTATGCGCCTCCTGGCTTTAGCTTCCTTGGCGCCGACATGCAGGGATTGGAGCTGCGCGGTCTTGCTCACTACCTGCATCCCCTCGACGGGGGCAAGTACGCACGCACTGTGCTGGAAGGGGATCCCCATTGGGCAACTGTCCAAGCGATGGGGCTCGCCTCTGGGGACCGCGACAAGCATAACCAGCTGCACACCATCGTCCGAGAAGACGGAGCCAAACGGTTCGCCTATGCGGTGATCTACGGCGCCCAGGACAAGATGGCTGGCGACATCGTGTACGAGTGTCTCCTCAACGCCCAGAGATCCTGTGGTGACGAGGGTGACGCCCTGTATCGCGAGTTCTTCGGCGTAGGTGTCCCTGGGGATCGTAGGATCCGCATGGTCGGCAAGAAGATCCGTGAGAACTTCTCTCGCGGCATCGACGGCTTCGGGGACCTCCAGAACAAGATCGCGAAGCAGGTCGAGAAGCTGGGGCGCATCCCTGGGCTCGACGGTCGACGCATCCCGACACGGAGCAGCCACAGCGCACTCAACTTCTTGATCCAGTCATCGGGCGCCATCCTCTGCAAACGATGGGTCGCTGACGCGTTCGAGGAGTGCTGCAGGCGATACCGCTACGGCTGGGACGGGGACTTCATGTTCGTCCTCTTCATCCACGACGAAATCCAACTGTGCGTACGAGAAGGTCTTGAAGAAGAAATCGGCAACATCATCGTCAAAGCCGCGCAAGAAGCCGGCGAGCCGTACGGCTTCAGGCTCAAGCTCGACAGCGAGTATTCGTTCGGCCGCACCTGGGCCGACACCCACTGATGCAATCGACCGACTGCACAAGGTGCTGCGTGCCATCTGGCGCGAGCAGGTCCGCGTGAAATCGGACATGGCACGAAAGGAGGCCGACGTCATCGCGATGGCGGCTTCCCTCCAACTCATCACCACGAAGGTCGGCGCGCAGCGCTTCGCCAAGACGTGGCTCATCACCAGCAAGGGCCTCAACTGGCTCAACGAAAAGGACGACTGATGTTTACCCAGGAAGTGAACGTTGAAGCTATGTACCGCGCCACCGAGCTGCTGTTCGGCCCGCAGGCCAGCATGATCATCGCGAAGCTAGCGGACGTGATCGATAAGGCCATGGTCGACGGATACGAGCAGGGACTGACGGACGGCCAGGAGAACCTTGAGGCCGCCTGTGATGCGTCGTTCGACAACGGCTACGATCTGGGCGCTGAGTTCGTCGCGGACTGCGCGGCGGCGGAAGGCACCTACAGTGAAGGCTATGACGACGGCTATCTCGATGGCGTGCGTGACGTCCGTCTGAACCCGGCGCTCGCCGACGAGGTCGTGCAGGACATCATCAACGTCCGCGCTGAGGCACACTTCGAAAGCCTCACGTTCGGCGAGGACGGTTGGGTTGAAGTCGAGAACGACCGAGCCTGATGCAAGAAGGCTATCACGCATTCGAAGGGGGTCCGTTTCAAGTCGCGGCTGATCGGGTGGATGACAAGGTCACCATCAAGATCTACCGGGGCGCGGACCTCCTTGTGGAGATACAGACGACCCGCAAAGGCGCTCAGTGCATTGCGGATCAGATCACGAGGATACTTTGGTGATATTTCTGAAACTATACGTTACCGCCGTTCTGCTCAGCTTCATGGGCGGTCTGGTCCTTGGGGCGCTCGACGTACATGATTGGGCTGAGGCCTGCCTATGCACGAGTGCCGGGCTACTGCTGGCCGGCTTGGTGGCGCTCGCACTCGCAGTAATCTGGTGCCCATGAAGCGACTACTGCTGATCGACGGTGACGAGTTCCTGTTTCGGGCCTGCGCTGCCGTCGAGAAGGAGGTCAAGTTTAATGTCATCCTCGGTGAGGTCGACTGGAACGAGCCTCCGATCCACGTGCTGGGCTCCAACCCGGTACAGGCACGCGAAGTGCTGGATGAAATGATCGAGCGCATCTTTGAGCGCTTCGAGACCCGCAACCACGCTCTCTGCTTCTCGTCGCCACCGAACTTCCGCTATGGCGTCGACCCGACCTACAAGAACAACCGCGCCAACTCACGTAAGCCTCTGTGCTACGTCGAATTGCGGGAGCAGGTCGAGAACGACTTCAAGTGCCGCGCCTTCCCAGGCCTTGAGGCCGACGACGTGATGGGCGTGCTCGCCACGCATCCCAAGACGGTGCGCGAGTGCCAGCCGATCATCGTCTCGCAGGACAAGGACATGCAGACCATCCCGACGCAGGTGTGGCGCCAGGGTGAACTGATGACCATCAGTGAAGCGCAGGCCGACTATTACCACATGTTCCAGACGCTCGTTGGGGACACCAGCGATGGCTACAAGGGCTGTCCGGGTGTCGGCAAGGTGAAGGCTG